GAGCTGAAGGTGTGCAAGACCAAGGCCTACAAAACGGCCGGGCTATGGCGGCCAGCTCAAATTGCTTGGCAAACCGCGCGTTCTCAGAAAATGGGAAATGTGTGGAACTTGGTCAGCCACCCTCAGGCAGAGGTCGTTAAAATATATGGGGGCGACAAGATTCTCAATCTTTGGGAAGATGGAACGGGGGCCACGGAGCCTGATATGGTAATCAGATACCGCAATCCCTACGATTCGTGGTCCATGTTCCTTGAACTGGCGGCCTCGCGGGCCTTAGATGCAATAGAACCTCGCGGGCCTTAGATCGCGCGGGCCTTAGATGCAAAGGATCGCGGCTGGTCCGCACAAGAAAAACCCCCGGTCTTTCGACCAGGGGTTGTCGCGCGGGCCTTAGATGCAACTATACGTTGTCCCCTTTCACCTCACCCAGCCTGATTGATAGGCGCGTTTCATTTCATAGACGGCCATCGGGTTAACCCGGTGGCCAAGCTTTAGCGGGCCTTGGAATATGAGCCCCAGCAATCGGCCGCGCTCATAATCCCACCGCGTGTTGGTCTGGCCGTGCCCCTGATAGCAGTCGTAATCCATCGGGATCCCGGCGCGGGCCTCGCGGAAACCGCGCACGAAAGCTGCGGAGCGCATAACGCCCCGCAAGCCCGTGTTTTTGGTGCTGACTTGCTTTGTCATGTCACGCCTCCTCGATGGTCACGCGCCATGCGTTCCTGTATTCGGATCGGTCCCGTATTTGCGACGCGCCATCGAGGACGTTGGCTGCCCTTGTCGACTCAAGGTAGGTGATCGGCCAAGAGTCGCGAAACGTCCACACGGTGACCCGGAAGAGAAATGTTTTCATGTCACGCCCCCACGAAACGCTTGGCCGTCGGGCCGTGTGAATTGATCACGATCCCGGCGCGGGCCTTGGCCGACGTCCCGCCGCACGCGCGACAATCCTCGCACGTCGTGCGCTGCCCAGCTTCCTTTGACGCCGGGCAAGTAACTTCGCCGGTCAGCTTTGCGGCCGCGGCCGTCTTGACTCGGAACGTGCGCCATCCGAGCGCGCGGGCCGCGTCGGCTTCCGCCGGGCTGTCGACGCTGGCCATGCAGAGCAAACGAAACGCGGCGAAGCGGGCCTGCTTCCATTGGTGCGAATAGCCGTTAACCGCGGCCGTCTTGAGAGTCGCCGCGCGCCAGATCTGGAACGGCGCGGCCGTCGGATCCCCATATGTGCCAGCGCGGAATGCGAGCCCGGCAAACAGGTCCGGGATTAGTTTCAAATCATAGTCGACGCCGGGCCTTGCATAGCGGCCGCGTTGGAACGCGCCGAACACGGAAACAACGGACCGGCCGACTTGCACATAACAGGATCCGTCATTGGCCGGACGGTGAATGCAGTCGCCGCAAACGGCCGAGTCTGCCCCACTGCGAAGCGCGGTCATGGGGTCCACGTCGGCGCGGATGATAAAGGTCTGAACCATTGCGCCGGTCTTGGCATTGCTGCTGGCAGTCGTGATCCTGTTTGCGATCACGACAATTGGGGATCCGTCTAGGATAGACGGGCCCTCGTACAGGATAACGCCGGAAAACTTGTTTCGGCGGAGCGCGTTTCGCATCTCGCGAGCGGTTTTGATCATAGTCCTGCCCTTTCTTGGCAATTGAACGGATCGAAACTAACATGAATCGTCAAGCCTGGCAAGATGAAAGTATAGCGTCGACGCGGTTTTTTGCGCGGGCCTTTGATGCAATTTAACCGCGGGCCTGCGGCCGCGCGGTCCTTTGATGCAATATAATCCCGGCCGGCCGGCGCGGGCCTGCGGGGGCGCGGGCCTTAGATGCAATAGAACACGACCGGCAAAGGAAAAGCCCCCGGACCGAGATCCGGGGGCTGCGTCGTAAGGGGCCGCGTCGCTGTAGGCCCGTCATGTTATGAGGCCTTGCAGAGGGCCTTTAGTTCGGCCTTCACTCGGCGCGCCGTTTCGCCGCGCCACGTCGTGGCATTGGACAGGAAATAAAGCACAATGCTTTTCCCGCTGTCGTGAATGTAGTTATCGTCCACGCTGTCGAGCGTGGACATGGCTTGTAAGTAGGGCACGGCACCGAAATAGGGTTTTTTCCAGTCCCGCGAGATCTCGGCCGCGATAGTGTACAAGGGGCGATTCATGCTCGGTTCCTTTCTAGTTAACATAGTCAATATAGGATAGAACCGTGGCCCAGTCAAGGGCCACGGTCCAAGTTTCTTAGGCTGCGGCGCGCTTTCTCGCGACCACCCGCACCGTCATGATCTCGGTTGTCCGAGTGCACGCGCGAGCTTGTTCGGCCGTCAAGATTGCGCGGACCGCCTCGGTGTCGAGCGTCGCGCGCTCGGTCCAAGTCACGGTGGCCCTGAATAAGTCGCCGTCAATCTCAGAATAGCCCGACTCGGTCAAAGCTTTCTTCAGGGCCTTTTCTTGATCCGTCAGGGCCGCAATCTGCGCCTTAAGCGCGCCTAATTGGTCCACAATCGCTGCATAATCCATTGGTCTAGTCCTTTCTGGTCTCGTCAGCACCCGCCTCACGGGTGGACCGGGCCGGAGCCCGGTTTCGACCTGTTACCACGCCCCGTCGCGCACTTTGCGCTGCAAGGGCCGCAGGACATAGGAATGTTTCGCCACGTCCGGGTTATTGAACCGTAAGTCTCGCATATACTTGTCGGCCAACACGCGGGTTTCGAATCGCACTAGGGCGCGCGTGTTGTGGGGCGGATCAATAACCACGGTCCATTGCGTGTTGTGGAACAAGGGTTCATTTATTTGTTGCTGATGCCACGTTGCCATTGGTCTAGTCCTTTCTGGTGGGCGCCCGGCCTTTCGACCGGGCGCGTTTGATTACAGGGTTGCGGTGCCGGTCATGTTGATTTCGATCTCACGGCCGGACAGGGCGCTGTCGATTGCGTCCTCTAGGGCGCCGTCGATCAGGTCCCGCACCTTGTCCTCTAGGTCGCTGTCGAGCACGCTGCGCTCCTCTAGTTCGCGCACCCGCTCCTCGACCCGGTCAAAGCGCGCGTCAGGCAGACCCGTTGCTGTCAGGTCTTCTAAGACTGACTTGTGATGGACCTGCGTGTTTTCTAAGTAGCGGATCCGCGCGTCCATGGATTCGATCAGAACCTTTGTCGCCTTCAATTCGTTTTCCAGAGTCGAGATTACATCGACCAGTCCCGCGAACCCGACGACTGCTTTGCTGAATGCTTCACTCATTTTATGTTCCTTTCTTGAACCCGGTCTCATTGTGAAACCGTGTTTGCACAATAGCATTGACCGACAATATAGTCAAGAAGAAAAGATATCACGAAAGCGTGATGCTGCACTGCAACATGACGGCCGCGGGTCCCTTGGGGCCGAACGGATCTGAGGCGCGCGGGCCGCGAAACCCCGACCCCCCTGCGCGGGGCGCGGTCTACGCGGACCCCCGTAAAACCCGATTTTCCCCGGACAGTGAGCAACATAAAATTGTCCTGACCCCCCAATTTGACAATTGACGTCAAGGTACCGGGCACCCCATACATAGTAAAAATGCCCTTAGGATCCACGGACCACGGACCATGTTACAAAATCTCTGCTACACTCCCCTCCCGCCCTTGGTCCGTGGCGGCCTATAAGTCGCCTCCCCTCGGCGGGTAATGCTCACCTCCCTTGCGTTGCTAACGGACCACGGACCATGAACCTCACTCCGAAGATGGATGAAGAAAGCCTGAAAAAGCTTGCAAAGCTGTATCAGCGTCTTGGTCAGTTGGAGCAGTCACAGCAGGCCCGCGAGCACTTCCTTCCCTTTGTTAACGCCGTGTGGCCGGGGTTTATTGCAGGAAGGCATCACCGGATCGTGGCTGAGAAGCTGGAAGCCGTGGCCAATGGGACATTGAAGAGACTGATCATCAACATGCCGCCGAGGCATACGAAGTCAGAGTTTGCTTCTTATTTGTTCCCGGCGTGGTTCATTGGCCGCCGTCCGGATCTCAAGATCATGCAGGCGACGCATACGGCGGATTTGTCTATCCGTTTTGGTCGCAAGGTGCGAAACTTGATGGACGGGGAGGACTATAAAAAGGTCTTTCCTGATGTGAAGCTTAGGGCCGACTCGAAGGCGGCCTATCGGTGGGAGACTGACGATGGTGGCGAATATTATGCAGCGGGTGTCGGCGGCTCTATCGCGGGTCGCGGCGCGGATCTCTTCATTGTGGACGACCCACATTCGGAACAGGATGCGCTGAGTCCGACTGCTTTGGAGAATGCGTGGGAGTGGTACATGGCCGGTCCCCGCCAACGTCTGCAACCGGGTGGGGCTATTGTTGTGGTCATGACCCGGTGGGGCGAGGCCGATTTGACGGCGCGTTTGATCAAGCAGCAGGCGAGGGATCCGAAGGCGGACAAGTGGGAGGTGGTCGAGTTTCCGGCCATTCTGGACAGTGGGGAGCCGCTGTGGCCGGAATACTGGAAGCTCGACGAGTTGGAGAAGATCAAGGCGTCGATTAGCAATTCGAAGTGGCAGGCGCAGTATATGCAGCGGCCGACTTCTGATGCGGCGTCGATTATTAAGAGGGACTGGTGGCAGGTCTGGGACAAGGACGACGTGCCGCGGTTGCAGTATGTCATCCAGAGTTACGATACGGCGTTTCTGAAATCACGGACCGCGGACTATTCGGCCATCCAAACGTGGGGGGTTTTCTTCCCAACGGAGGACTCGCCCCCGAACTGTATCTTGCTCGACGCCAAGAAGGGGCGGTGGGAGTTTCCGGATCTGAAGCGGATCGCTTTGGAGGAGTATAAGTACTGGGAGCCGGAGACGGTGCTGATCGAAGCGAAGGCGTCAGGTATGCCACTGACGCAGGAACTGCGGCACATGGGTATCCCTGTTGTAAACTTTACGCCATCCCGTGGGAATGATAAGCATTCTAGGGTCAATTCAGTGTCCCCTCTGTTCGAGTCGGGACTGGTGTGGCGGCCGGATACGTCGTGGGCGGAGGAAGTCGTGGAGGAATTGGCGGCTTTCCCCTTCGGTGAACATGACGATATGGTCGACTGCGCTACTCAGGCCTTGATGCGGTTCCGTCAAGGTGGCTTCATTGGGCATCCGGACGACTATCAGATGGAAACACTGAGGCGTCCATCAACTAGGGTCTACTACTAATGGCCATCTCCCCTCGTTCCAATATCGACAAAGGCCTCTTGGAAGCGCCGGAAATGCCCGAATTGGAGGGCGAAGAGATCGAAATGGAGGAGGACGAGGGTCCAGAGGCCCCGTATTCCATCGAGGAAGACGAGGAAGGTGGCGCAATCATCACTTATGGTGGTGAAAACGCCCGCGATATCGCGTCATTGGGCTTCGGCGACAACTTGGCGGAGGTCTTGGACGAAGGTTACCTGTCCGCGATCTCGAAAGAGCTGGGTCAGGCGGTCGAAGATGACGACGAAGGCCGTGAAGAGTGGAAGAAGGTCTACGAAGAAGGCCTGACTCTGCTTGGAATTAACTATGAGGACCGCACTGAGCCCTTTGAAGGGTCAACGGGCGTCACTCATCCCGTCCTGAACGAGGCTGTAACGCAGTTTCAGGCGCAAGCTTACAAGGAAATGCTGCCTCCGAACGGTCCAGTGCGTGCGCAGATCGTCGGTCAGGTCACTCCTGAGAAGGAACAGCAGGCGGATCGCGTCAAAAACTTCCTGAACTACTACATTACGAACGAAATGGAGGAGTACGACCCCGAATATGACCAGATGCTGTACTATCTGGGCTATGGCGGGTCGACTTTTAAGAAGGTCTACTACGATGGCGACGTGCAGCGCGCTGTTTCGCCTGTTATCTACCCGAACGACCTGATCGTTCCCTACCATGCGCGGGATATTCGCACCGCAGAGCGCGTCACGCACGTCCTGCGGATGACGCCCAACGAATTGCGCAAGCAACAGGTGTCAGGTTTCTACCGCGACATCCCATTGCAGGAGCCGACTGAGGCCGAGCGCGATCAGGTTGAGGAAAAGGTCGACAAAATCACGGGCGTGGAGCCGTCATCCAAGCCAGACGTCTACCGCCTGTACGAGATCCACACCAATCTCGATCTCGAAGGCTTCGAGGACGTCGATTCGAACGGCAGCCCCACCGGTATCAAGCTCCCCTACATCATCACGATGAATGCGGACACCGGCGACATCCTTGCTATCCGTCGCAACTACGATCCGCGTGATCGCAAGAAGCGTGCGCAGCAATACTTCGTGCACTACAAGTTCTTGCCGGGTCTCGGCTTCTACGGCTTCGGCCTCGTGCACTTGCTCGGCAACCTGTCGCGTAGCTCGACGTCTATCCTGCGTCAGTTGATTGATGCTGGTACGCTGTCGAACCTGCCTGCTGGTTTCAAGGCCAAGGGCCTGCGCATCCAAGACGAAGGCTCGCTGTTGCAGCCGGGCGAATGGCGCGATGTCGACGCACCGGGTGGATCACTGCGTGAAAGCTTGCTGCCGCTTCCCTACAAGGAACCAAGCGCAACGCTGATGCAGCTCCTCGGTTTTTGTATCTCTGCGGCTGAGAAGTTCGTGGGGACCAAGGACCTTGGTATGACCGACTCCAATCAGGAGATGCCGGTCGGAACCACGATAGCTTTGTTGGAACGCGGCAGCCGCGTGCTGAGTGCAGTGCACAAGCGCCTGCACTATGCGCAGAAGCAGGAACTGAAACTGCTGACCCGCATCATCAAGGACACGGTCGGCGCCTATCCGTATGACGTTGCCGGTGGCCGTGAGATTGCGGCGAAGGATTTCGATGATCGCATCGACATTCTGCCCGTCACCGATCCCAACATCTTCTCGATGACGCAACGCATCTCGCTTGCACAAGAGCAGCTCCGTCTTGCTCAGGCTGCCCCGCAGATGCACAACCAGTACGAAGCCTATCGTCGTATGTATTCTGCACTCGGCGTGCAGGACATCGACCTAATCCTGCCACCCCCTCCGCAGCCGCAGCCTGAAGGCCCGGCGATGGAGAACGCGCGTTCGATGGTTATTCCGAACGGTGCTCCACAATTGAAAGCTTTTCCTGAGCAGGATCATCAGGCCCATATCGCGTCTCACATTGCATTTATCAAAACGCCACTCATCCAGACATCGCCGCAGGTCTACGGCGTATTGCTGGGGCATGTGTTCGAACACATTGCGTTGATGGCGTTGCAGCAGGTAACACAGCAGGCGCAGCAACTGCAACAGCAAGCTCCGCCAATGGTGAACCCAATGACGGGCCAGATGATGCCGCCGCCTCCGCCTCCGCCGGAACTCATGCAGCGTGCAGCGGCCGCACTTGAAGCGCAGATGATTGCTGATGTGATGCAGCAACTGTCACCGCAACAGGCGGAAGATCCGTTGATCAAGTTGCAACAGCGGGACCTCGATATCCGCGAGCAGGCTGTGAAGCTGAAGGCAGAAGAAGCTGCGCTGCGCATCGACTTGGATGAGCGCAAGCTTCAGGCGAAGCAGGCGGAAGAACAGAACCGTCGCGCGTCGAATGAAGACGTGCAGCAGCTTCGCGCCAACGTCTCCCTCGCTCGTGCCCGTGAGGCTAAGAGGCCCGCACAATGACGCCACAAGAACTCTTTGCCACTCTTGAAGCAAAGTATCGGTTGCCGGAAGGCTATCTGAACCGCGTCTATATGCTTGAGAGTGGCGGTGGCAAGAACAATTACAATCAACAAAGTGGGGCCGCAGGTCCGTTCCAGTTCATGCCCGGTACTGCAAAGGGCATGGGCTTGGCAGATCCGTATGATCTTGCGCAGTCGGCAGAAGCCACAGCACGTCTCGCTGTTCAGAACCGCGATTACTTGATGAAGCGCGGTGTCGAGAACGTGGACGGTGGTACGTTGTATCTTGCTCATGCGCAGGGTCCAGCGGGCGCATATGCCTTGATGACGAACCCTGACAAGAAGGCGGTCGATGCGCTGTCTCCTTTGTACAAGGATCAAGGCGTTGCTGAAAAAGCGGTGACGCAGAATGCTGGCAAGATTGATCAGGACGCTGGGAGTTTTGCGCGGCAGTTCGTCAACAAGTACGAAGGCAAGGCAGCGCAGGCGCGTCCTTATTCCGCACTTGGTGAAACGGCAAAGTCAGAAGAGCCGTCAACGGATGAAGGCATCACTACTCTTGTCAAAGCCTCGGAAGAAGAAGCCGCGAAAGAGCGTGGTTCATCGCGTCGCGAGATGTATGCGCTGAATACGTTGATGGGTTTGACCAAGGAACTTGAGCAAAAGCCTGCTCCAATGCTTCCGATTCCACGTCTGTCCTTTCAGGATGGTGGCATCGTCAGCCTCGTCAGTGGTGAAGAGGAAATGGCGCAGGCTCCCGAAGAGCGCATGGCCGGTACGCGCTTTGGTGCGCTCCCCGCAGCGATGCTTCAGTCGAGGCCTGATCTTACACCGGTCATGTTCGGTGGCGAGAAAGCCGAAGGCATTGATCCGGAGCAACTTGCCAAAGCGCGCAAGATGATTGCGGAAGGTGCTGATCCTAAAGATGTCTATGCACAGACGCGCACCGATAAAACAACCGGGTGGTTTGTCGGCGCGGACGGCAGGCTGCGTTTCGAGTTCAGCGACAAAGACGCTGCTGTCGATAGCAAGGCGTTTGACAACCTTAAGAAGGGCGGCACAACAACACTTGGAAATGTCCTTAAGCACGACGACTTGTTCAAATACTATCCTGCGGCGAAGGACGTTAAGGTCCGTATCCTGACAAAAGAAGAAGAGTCTACGGGTCTTAAAGGCTCTTATGATCCGGTAGGTAACGTGCTTGCTCTTTCAACGGATCCTGTGCAGGCCCGTGCGACCGTTTTGCACGAAGCTCAACACTACATTCAGGATCAAGAGAAGTTTTCGCCCGGCGGCTCAGACCTTGGGGTTGTTGAACTTGCTCAAGCGAGGATGCTTTTTGAAGATCACCGCTTGTCAAGCGACTATTTTAAGATCCGGCGAGAAGAGATGGCCGAGGCGAAGGCACGGGCGGATAAGCTTGTAGAGCAGGGTAAGTTCACCGAAGCGGTAAAGATTTGGGACAACCTTTCGTTTCCTCGCGCCGAAAAGTTTCGCGAAGAGCAGATTGAGCCTTTGAAGAAGAAAGCTGCCCAATACAGAGAGTCGATGACAAAACTCGGTCCGTTTGAAAGCTACCGACGCCTGTCGGGAGAAACGGAAGCTAGGAACGTAGAGACTCGTGCCCCTATGTCTCTCGAAGAACGCGCGTCCTCTTTCCCTTTTAGCACTCAGCAATACCCCGTTGATCAACAATTTGTTGTTCCGCGAGGGTTTGCCGAGGGCGGCATTGTTGACCTTGTCACGGGTCCAGAACAACCACAGCAACAAGGCATCAACGTCCCGCAGACGACCGCAGAGGTCGTGAAGGAGATTCAAGGCATTGCCGAAAAAGGAAACCTTGATGAGTATAAGATCGCTTTCCTTTTACGCATGGCTGCCACCAACACCATCCCACCGGACCGTGCGCTTGCTTTTGCGAAGGAAGTACTCAGCGGCGACGTGCAGGCTCTTCTCGTTCGTTTCCGTCGTTATCCGCGCGCTCTTCGTATGCTTGCTCGCCTTGATCTCGCTCTTGGGGGTCTTGCTGGGCAGGGCTATGGGGTCGTAGCCAACCAGCATAGCCGCAGTCGTCCACAACCTACGAAGCGAATGGGCCATGACACGAAGACCGCGCAAGCTTTTGCAAAGGGTGGCGAAGTCGGTGGCCACAATGAGAAGGCACAGTTTGACCTGAGCAAGTTTGCTGTTGCTGCCTACGGCCCGGAGATTGGTAACAACATGATCCGGCGGTCCGAGGGCGACCCCAACAAGCTCTTCTATGCGCTGAACCAATACGCAAAGAATGTCGCTGGCCCGCAGTCACCGCGCTACAAGCGCAATCTTGCTGCACTGCAAGTGATTGCAAAGCGCCATCGGTTGAACCCGACACAGTCATTCAATCGAACGGAGGATGCTCTCTCCACAGAGCAGGAGCTTGATAAGCTGATCCGTGATGTGCCAAAGAAGGATCGTGTCTTCCGCGACGCATTGCTTCGCATGAAGGCAATGGTCGGTTGGAAGCCGAAACCAAAAACGGTGAGGTCATAGAATGGACGACACCCTCAAGTATAATGACGCTGTCGAAGCCCTTGTTGCAGCGATGAAGCGCGACGCTTCTTTGATTGAAGCAAGTAAGAAAATTGCAGAGCACGAGACGATCCGTTGCTTTGACGATTGCATCCCAGATGAACTGTTGACCGAATGCATCACGGAAGTTGAGCGCCGTGGTTGGCAGTACGGCTGGCGCAGCAACAAGATGCTTGGCTTTGGTCACTGGAACATTGTGCTGTCTGACAGCAAAGTGGAACGTGAAGAGGTCTACCACGAGGTGCCGCAATGCATCCGAGATTTGTGGGACTATATCCAGCCACGCTTTTTGCCTACGACCCCGACACTCGTGCGAGCCTATGCAAACGCGCATACGTATGGCGTCGAAGGGTATATTCACAAAGACAGCAAGTTCGCCGAGGACCAGACAGTCGTGATCTATTACGAGAAGGACTGGAAGCCGGAGTGGGCGGGCGAGACAATCTTCCTCAACGAGAAGGAAGACGATATTTTGAAGGCGATTCTTCCGAAGTATGGGCGTATGTCGGTCTTCCCCGGCAACATCAAACATGCTGGACGTGGGGTGAGCCGTATCTGTCCTGTCGCTCGCAAGGTTTTGGTTCTGAAGGGACGCCCGCGTGAGTAAACGGCATCTCTTGATCATCGCCTTGAAGCGTGTTGGCGCATTCAAGAAGCAACACAACAGGCGCATGGGTCTGACGTTAGGCGAACACCTAACTAATACTTACGATGACCTGAAGCGCATGGGGGTAGACGAAGATGTGGCGCTGGCTGGTGGACTTCATTCAATCTATGGGACGAACGCCTTCCGAAACCAAACCCTCGACGCCGAAAAGCGCCCCGTCATCAAAGGGCTCTTCGGCGAAAGGACGGAAAGGCTCGCGTGGACCTTCTCGCAAATCAACCGTCCGCAGTGCTTCGAAGGCCAAGCCCTTAAAAACTGGAAAACGGGCGAAGCCGTCGAAGTCTCGGAAGAAGACCTTAAAGACTTGATGTTGATTGAGGTGGCCAATCTGAGCGATAATGGCTCGGATCTTAGTAAGTTCCCGAACCTCAAGCGGTTCTATGAGGACCACAAGGCCGCAGCATGACCGACGACGAACTCCGCGCTCTTGCCATCAAGATGATGAAGCACCTTGCCACTGGCGAGGCGGCGAAGATTGTCGAGACGGCTCCTGTCGAGCGCGGGGAACCGAAGGCCGAACCGGTCATTACCGCTGAAGAACGCTCTCTCCTGAACATGCTTGGCGGCCTCTACGCTTGCCAGATGGAAGCAAAGGTCGTGTCCCTAGCCTCGCAAGGATGCGGGTGTGGCTGCGGGTGTGGCTGCGGTTGTGGGGATGGTGACGGCGGGGATGGAGGCGACGGTGCCGGAGATGGCGACGGTGCCGGTGGTGGCGAAGGCGGTGGCGAAGGCGGTGGCGAAGCTGGCGGTGAGGCTGGTGGAGAAGCTGGCGGTGAGGCTGGTGGCGAAGCTGGCGGTGAGGCTGGTGGCGAAGCTGGCGGTGAGGCTGGTGGAGAAGCCGGTGGCGAGGCTTCTGGCGAAGCTGCGGACGCTGGCGACCCAAGTGCCGCTGATAGTTATTCGTCTTCAGACCAAGATGCTGCGGCCCCTGACGCCCAAGAAGCCAGCCAGCAATCCGATCTGTCCGACCTGAGCCCGGAAGCCGCGGCATGGGCCGCGAACAATACGGCGGATCCAAACGCACAGGATCAAGAGACCGTTTCTGACTATGTCGGCATTGATGCAGCTATCTCTACGGCCCCCGCTGGGTTTGGCCTTTCTGCGGCAGGATCCCCCTCTGGCATGGCGGGCGCGGGTTCTGAAGGCATGGGCGAAGGTCCGGGCGCAGGCCCCGGCGATGGCGAAGGCATGGGAGGCAGTGGCGGCAACGAGGGGTCGGGTCTGGCCTCAAGCATAGCTTCGTTCTTTGGTAACATTTCGGCCCCGGACTTCAGCAAGTTCACCGTCAACCCCGTCGTCCAGCAACCCCAGATTGCTCCGATGGAAACGCGCGGTTCGACCCAGACGGGTAATGCTCCGGCCAGCAATGTTGCTACCGGTCCGTTTGGTGTGACCTACGGCCAGACTACCTCGCAACCGTTTCAGGGTAGCCCGATCTCCGTTGCCCCACCGCAAACAGCACAGGCTCCCATGACGATGCCGGAGCTTTCTCCTGTGTCGCCCTATGTGAGCACGCCGCAGATTGCGACCCCTGCTCCGGCCCCAGCCGCACCGTCGTTTGCACAGGCGACAACTTCTGTCACCGCCCCCACCGTCGTGACAGACAACCTTGCGGCGCAGATTGCGGCGATTAACAATCAACTCTCTTATGGCCCCGGTGTTCAGATCGGAACCAGCCCCGGACAATTTGGAGTTCCGACATCTCTTGGTCCGGAGATCGAAGTCGCGTCCCTTCCCGTCGCGCCGCCGCAGTCTCCTCAATATGGCGTCCCAGAAGATCTCGGCCAGCTCATCGATGTTCCCACTCTAAACGTCGCAGACACCTTCACCGATGTCGGGCAGGCAATGGCTCAAGCCGGAACCCCGTCGTCTACGAGTGCAACCGCCGGGTCGGCGACCGGCACAACGGGCGATACGTCTGCGGACATGACCGACACGGGCGGGGACGGCACGCTTCCCCCTCCTCCCGTGCAAGTTGCCGGTACGGACGCAGCAGCGCAGGCTGCGGCTTCGGCCACGCAGAACCTTGCTCTCAACACCTCTGCCTTGTCTAATTTGGCCAATTTCGTATCAACTCAGAACGTCGCTGTTACGCCGGGCGTCACCCCATATGTGGGTCTCCCTGCTGCAGCCGCGACTGGCGCGCCCGCATCCACCCCGGTTCCAGACTTCGGGGCTGTCAGCTATCCAACAGGGTCAACGTCGTCCGGATCGTCTGGTTCCGGAACAGCCTAAGGAGAAAACAAATGTCCAAGTTTATTCGTGGCGGCGCTCCCCGCATGAAGGTACCTACTCCCACCGTTCAGACAAGCCTCGATATTCAGGGCCAAGGCATGGTCCCCTATGCCAAGACCCAAGACGTCCGCATCGAGGCAGCCCCCAAGGGCGAGCAGACTGCGCGCGGCTTTGGCCTCCAGCTCCGTGCGACCAAGTTCGTTCTTCGGTAACTAGAGCCCTCCCGCAAGGGAGGGTTTTCTTTATAGGACAACTCCGTGTCTGATCTTTACTTTGTTGACAAACTACTTAAGGTTGTCCGCGAGCGGCGGGCCGTGGTCGTTGAAGCGATGACAGAAGGCTCGGTTAACGACTTCGCCGCTTACCGTCATCTCCGGGGCAGACTTGAAGTCTGGTCCGAAGTTGAACAGGAAATCCGCCTTCTGCTAAAACGGGAACATCGCGAAGATGACGAACCTGATATTGCCTGAGCATCTGGCCAAGAAGCTGGAAGCGCAAAAGGAAGAAGCCCCCGCCAACGACCTGTCGCAGGCTTATGTGAAGGCCGAGGACCGCGTTCTCGACCCAGAGAAACTCCCTCAATCAGTCCTTGAACGTCTGCCCCAGCCTACCGGCTGGCGTATTCTTGTTCTGCCCTACAAGGGCAAGGCCAAGACCAAGGGCGACGTTTACCTGCCGGATGAGTATGTCGAGCGCATGAGCTTGGCCACTGTGGTGGCTTACGTTCTGGCGGTCGGCCCTGACTGTTATGCGGACAAGAACAAGTTCCAGAACGGACCGTGGTGCAAGAAGGGTGATTGGATCATCCTCGGTCGCTACGCCGGAGCCCGCTTCCGTATCGAAGGTGGGGAAGTCCGCATCATCAACGATGACGAGGTCATCGCAACCATCGCTGATCCTGACGATATCATGAACGTCTGAGGCAGCGCACTTAGGAGCAAGTCATGGCAGCAGAACAGGAAAAAGAAGAGGCCCTTGAGGTGATCGTCGATGACGCCGCCCCGGAGGCAGAGGTCAAGGAAGAACCGAAAGTCGAGGCAAAAGCGGAAGAAAAGCCCGCTGAAGCCAAGTCCGATCCTGAGAAGGACGACCTTGACCAGCAGTCTGAGTCGGTCCGCAAGCGCATCGACAAACTGACCTACCGTCTGCGGGAAGCCGAGCGTCGCGAGCAGGCCGCCCTCGATTTTGCAAAGAGCCTCAAGCAAGAGGTCGATACCTACAAGACGAAGGCCGACACTCTGGACAAGAACCTTGTTCAGGAGTTCGACAACCGCCTGAAGGTGCAGGAGACTCTGGCCAAGGACAAACTCAAGTCCGCCATCGACATGAACGACGTTGAGGCTCAGATCGAAGCCCAGCGGATGATTGCCAGCTTGGCGATTGAGAACGAGCGTCTGCGCGTCCAGAAGCTTCGTCAGGAGCAGGAAGCCGCAGCGCCTCCTCGCCCAGAACCCGCCTACACCCCGCCCCAGCCAGAAACCCGTCCGGATCCAAAGGCTCAGGCATGGGCAGACCGCAATCAGTGGTTTGGTGCTGATGAGGTGATGACGCTGGCAGCGTTTAACTTCCACAAGAAGCTTGTTGAGGTCGAAGGCTTCGATCCCACCAGCGACGATTACTACGGTGAGTTGGACCGTCGGATTCGCTCTGAGTTTCCGCACAAGTTCCAGCAAGCCAAGCCACAGGCTCAATCTCCTGTTGCATCTGCCCGTCCCGCTGCGCGCTCAGACGGCAAGAAGCAGGTACGCCTGACCCCCTCACAAGTTGCTATTGCCAACCGCCTTGGAGTTAGCCTAGAATCCTACGCTAGGCAGATCCAGAAACTTCAGGGTTAAGGAGCCGATCATGGACCGCACACCCCGTTCTGAAACTGCTAAAACCAAGACTGCCCGCGTACAGGCTTGGAAACCACCGTCCACTTTGGACGCCCCTCCCCCGCCTGCGGGGTACGCGCATCGTTGGATCCGTATGGAGACCAACGGTTTCGATGACCGGAAGAATCTTTCCGCAAGACTTCGCGAAGGCTTTGAGCTGGTTCGCGCTGAGGAATACCCGGACTGGGATCTCCCCTCCATTCAAGACGGCAAACATGCCGGAGTGATTGCAGTCGGTGGCCTAGTGTTGGCGCGTGTTCCGACCGAGATTGTTCAGCAGCGCAAGGCGTACTACCGTGGGCAGACAAGAGATCAGCTCACAGCCGTAGACAACGACCTGTTGCGGGAACAACACCCTTCCATGCCGATCATTAAACCTGACCGGCAAAGCAGAGTCACCTTCGGTGGTCCACGAGACGCCGAATAACTGAAACAAGGATCTGAGCAATGGCAAACATTGATGCCGCGTTCGGGCTTCGCCCGTACAACATGCTCGGCGCTGGTGCCAACACCAACGGCAACTCGACGTATTTGATCCAGACTGTTGATCAGGCGGGTACATCTTCGGTGATCTATCAAGGTTCACCGGTTATCCCCACCAACACAGGTCTGGTTAACATCGTCGGCTCTGCTGCTGGTGGTACGGTTCCGCTGCTGGGCGTTTTCCTCGGTTGCAACTACACGGACCTGACCGGCAAGCCGATCTGGTCTCCGAAGTGGCCGGGAACTGCTGCCGTCATGGCAAATACCGTCGCCACTTGCGAAATCGCTTCGCATCCTGATCAGCTCTTCCTGATCAACTGCGATGCTGCGATCACGCAAGACGCCGTCCACGAAAACGCAAACTTCGCAACCGCTACCAGCGGCAATGCTACGTCGGGTCTCTCGACGGCAGAGCTGGCTGTTTCGACGGTTGACGAGGGTTCGGGTTCTGACGTCCTCAACCTCCGTATCGTTGGTTTCTCGGATCAGCCGAGCAGCGATGATCCGTTGGTTGCCGGTCGTCTGGCCATCGTGATGCTCAACAACCACTTCTACCGTTATTCGACTAACGGTACGAATCAGGGCATCTGAGGAGACTGACACATGGCAATTACTCGTTCACAGCTCCTCAAGGAACTTGAGCCCGGTCTCAATGCCCTCTTCGGCATGGAGTATGACCGTTACGACAACGAGCACGCTGAAATCTTCGACACCGAATCCTCGGATCGTGCGTTCGAAGAAGAAGTCATGCTCTATGGCTTCGGTCAGGCACCGGTCAAGGGCGAAGGCTCTGCCATCGCTTACGACAACGCTGGTGAAGCCTTCACGGCTCGCTACACCCATGAGACCATCGCTCTGGCTTTCGCGATCACCGAAGAAGCCGTGGAGGACAACCTCTACGACCGTCTCTCGGCTCGCTACACCCGTGCGCTGGCTCGCTCGATGGCCAACACCAAGCAGGTGAAGGCGGCGGCTGTTCTGAACAATGCGTTCGACAGCGCCTACAAGGGCGGCGACGGCGTGGAACTCTGCGCCACCAACCACCCCACCACGGGCGGCGGCAACTTCGCCAACGAACTCGCGACTCCTGCGGACCTCAACGAAACCTCGTTGGAACAGGCCCTCATCGACATCGCAGCGTTCATTGACGAACGTGGCCTCAAGATCGCTACTCGCGGCCTGAAGATGATTGTGCCTTCGGCACTTCAGTTCACCGCAGAGCGTATCCTTGTGTCTGATCTCCGCGTTGGCACTGCCGACAACGACATCAACGCCATCAAGTCCATGGGCCTCCTGCCTCAGGGCTATCGTGTCAACCACTTCCTCACCGATCCGGACGCTTGGTTCATCAAGACCGACGCCCCGAACGGCCTGAAGCACTTCAATCGCTCTGCGATGAAGACTTCGCTGGAAGGCGACTTTGAAACGGGCAACGTCCGTTACAAGGCTCGCGAGCGTTACAGCTTCGGTTGGTCTGATCCGCGCGGCATCTTCGGCTGCCCCGGCGCTGCCTAATCCAAAGAAGGGAGGGTTTACGCCCTCCCTTTTCTCTTCTACACTACATCATTCCGGGTGAACCGGTTCTACTGACAGCCCCGGCTGACGCTGCACAGACAGTAGGACCTAATCGTGCAGGAGAAATCCTATGGCTTCCACGACTTTTTCCGGCCCCGTTAAGGCTGGCACTATCTCCAACACCACTGGCACCACGATTGGCACGAACGTCGCCAACGTCGGCTTTGTCACGATGGTTCAGTCGAAGGCGATTGACATCATCGGCGCGGACGCAACAACCACTGTTGGCGTGATCCCGGCCGGTTCGCAGATCATCGACGTCATTCTCGACGTGACGGTTGCCAACGACGATACCGGAACGGCCACTGTCGCTATCGGCAAGACCGGCAGCACCGCCCTGTTCCTCGCTGCCACCAGCGTCAAGTCCACGGGTCGCACTCGCATCAGCGTTGCCGCTCCGCTTGAGGCTGCTTGGGACATTGGCACGTCGGACATCGACATCATTGCGACGTTTGATGCCCAGAATGGCAACGGCACCGCAGGCACGGCCTTCGTCACGGTCCTGTATGCTCAGGGCAAAGACAACCTCTAATAGGAGGCCGCCTCCATGGCCGACGCAGTCGCCACACAGATCCTTGTTGACGACACGCGACGTGCTGTCTTCAAGTTCACGAACATCTCTGACGGCACTGGGGAAACCGGTGTCGTCAAGATCGACGTGTCTGCCCTCTCCTCGTATCAGGGCAACGCTTGTACCAGTGTTGCTATTCAAGCCCTTGACGCCGTTACCGTCGGCTTGGGTTTGACTTTGCTCTGGGACGCCACGACTGACGTTGTCTGTTTGACCCTCGGCGAGAACGACTTCGTGTCCTTTAACTTTGCTCGCTTTGGTGGTCTCACCAACAATGCTGGCACGGGAAAAACGGGCGATCTCCTCTTTACCACTGTCGGTGCTGGCTCTGGCGACAAGTATACTGTCGTCATAGAAGTGCTGAAGTACTATGGCTGAGGCCTACCATGACGGCTCCTTCATCAGTAACGAGGACCGGTAAAAATGAACCGTGGGAGCTTCAAGTCTCCCGCGGTCAAATTACTTGGCATGAGTCGGTTACCATCTTTGGGTACAATTCCGACGTTGATCAGGTGATGGAGACTGTCTGGCCGCATGGGGGGCTTCTTGCTTTCCCGTCTGCTGCGCTACAGATGAGCGTAAGTTCCAGCAGCGCCAACGACGCCGCAAACGGAACCGGCGCACGGACCGTCTTCCTTTCCGGTCTGGACGCTGGCCATAACACCATCTCCGAGACAATATCGTTGACTGGCCAGACCGCTGTTACGACGGTCAAGTCCTACATTCACGTCAACCAATGCTACGTGGCGACTGCGGGTTCTCTCGATTCCGCAGCAGGCACGATTTATTTTGGAACTGGCACTGTCACTGCGGGCGTTCCCGCTACGGTCTACGACGTGATCCAGTACGACTACAATACCCGCATCACCGGAAGCTACACCATCCCGGCGGGCTACACGGGATATGTATCTCAGGGTCTTTTCTCAACGGGTCAGGCGTCTGGAAGCGGTCCCGTAACTGGTCGCTTGGTGACACGCGGAACTGACGAGATTCGCCGTACCGCTGCTATCGTCACTCTCAACAACGGCGCTGCGGATTACGTCTTTGAGTACCCTATCGTTGTTCCTGAGAAGACCACGCTTGAGGCCCAAGCTATCGGGACAGGAAATAACAACGCCTGCTCCTCCATGTTCATCCTTGTGCTCATCAAAAACAATGCGAGTACGGCCTGATGAAAGCCTCTAGCATCAAGCGCACTGGCGGCACATTGAACTACCGGGGAGTTTCTTTCCCCGGATTCAACAAACCCCGTGCGTCCACCAACCCCAAGAAAAAGAAAATGGTCCTCGCCAAAAAGGGCGATGAGGTGAAGGTTGTCCATTTCGGTGACGCCTCCATGGGCCACAACTATTCTGCGGAAGCCCGCAAGAACTACCTTGCTCGCAGTGCGGGTATCAAAGGCAAGGACGACAAGTTTTCCGCCAACTACTGGGCTCGAAAGGTTCTCTGGGCTGGACCCGGTGGTTCCAAGAAATCTCCACCCGGAGGGAGCCGCTTCAAATGAGCGTTGGTCTGGACATCATTTGGAACGTCATTCTGACGCTTCTCGTTGCGCCGATTGCGTGGGCTTTGTCCTATATCAACAAACGCGTAGACGGCGTGGACTCGACAACCAACAACATCTGGAAGACTATCGCAGAGACCCGTGAAAACATGGCCTCGTCCTACGTGACAAAGACGGATCTGCATAACGACCTCAACCGAATCTTGCAGCGGTTCGACCGACTGGAAGAAAAACTGGATCGCATGACAGGAGTCAAACATGATCGGTCGTAAGGACATGAAGCAGGAAACGATGGCCAAGCGCACTCGTGATCGTGCAACGAGCAAGAAAATGATGTCGCCGCGCAAGAAGATGGACATGGGCATGTCTCCCGGTCCTGATATGGGCGCAGCCTCTGCTCCTCCGATGATGCCCATGGGCATGAAGAAGGGCGGCATGGCCAAGAAGTCTTTCTCCGGTGTCCCCGCTGAGGCTGCCAAGAAGATGGCTGGCATGAAAAAAAGTGGCAAGGCAAAAACCTATGAGGGTGTCCCCGCTGAAGCCGCCAAGTTTGCTGGCATGAAGAAGGGTGGCATGGCCAAGAAGGCCAAGGGCGGGATGATGCTGGTCATTGGTATCGGCAAGAAGAAGGGCAAATAAGATGGCCAAGCCCAGCGAGAAATACTCCATCGTTCCTCAGGGTCTTCGTGACAAATTCCGCGAGTACAAGCAGCGTGAGCGCATGGAAGACAAGATGGAAGGCGAAGGCATGGAGGAAGGTTCCTCCGAACAGGATCGTGAGGCCCTGAAGAAGCTGATCGAAGACAGCACTAAAGGCTACGCCAAGGGCGGCATGGTCAAGAAGAGCAAGGGCCATCGTGGCGATGGCTGCTGCATCAAGGGCCACACCAAAGGAAGGATGTACTGACATGAAGTGCGGATCTAAGAAATACGCCAAGGGCGGTATGGCCAAGTGCGGTGGTTCCGTGACGAAGGCCAAGGGCGGCATGGTCTCCAAGGTCAAGCCCCGTGGTGACGGCTGCTGCGAAGGCAAAGGCAACAAGTCCTGCAAGGTGTGCTGATGGCCAAGAAGCCGGTGTGGTCTAAACCCCGCCCCAAGGGTCTTGGCAAGTCCAAGGCCCTAACCCCTTCTCAAAAAGCTGCGGCGAAAGCGGCAGCGAAGAAGGCAGGACGAGTCTATCCTAATCTCGTTGATAATATGCGAGCCGCGGGGTCAAAATGAAAAAGCCAACCAAAGCCCAAAAGAAGGTCCGTAAGGTAATGAAGGAGTTCAAGTCAGGAACTCTCCATTCCGGCAAGAAGGGACCTGTGGTAAAGAACAGGAAGCAGGCTATTGCCATCGCTTTGTCCGAAGCGGGGGTCGCCAAGAAGCGAGGTAAATAATGGCTCTCTCCGGCACGAAGACATTTGAACTCGATGTTGCAGACTATATCGAAGAGGCCTTCGAGCGTTGCGGCATTGAGATTCGCACAGGTTACGATCAGCGCACGGCGCGTCGCAGCCTCAACCTTCTTCTTGCCGAGTGGGCCAACCGCGGCCTGAACCAGTGGACCATTGAGAAAGAGACCATTACGGTCAGCCCGACGGGCGGGGTGGGTAACGGCGGCGTCAGCTACACGCTGTCTAACTCCACCATCGACATCATCTCAGCCATCGTCCGCAACCAAGACGGCGTCGGCACCTCTTCGCAGGCAGACCTCACCATCGACCGAGTCAGCCGCGAATACTATCTGAACATCCCGAACAAGCTGACACAGGGACGCCCCGTTCAGTATTTTGTGGACCGCCAGATCACTCCCGTCTTGTATGTTTGGCCAAAACCCAACGAGATCTACTACGTCATCGTGGACAAGCTCGTTCGCATGGACGATGCTGGCGCTGGTGTGAATACCCTTCAGGTCCCCTTCCGCTTCTACCCCTGCCTCGCTGCGGGCTTGGCCTACTACATCGCCATGAAGAAGGCCCCGGAGCGTGTTCAGCTTTTGAAGGCCGTCTATGAGGAAGAGTTCGAACGAGCTGCCGGTGAAGACCGCGACCGCGCTTCTTTGACGCTGGCACCAGTCCAGAACTTCTATCGGGTGGTCTAATATGGCGCGTCATGCCACAGGCTTTCAGTCAGAAGCCATCTGCGACCGCTGTGGGCAGATGTATTACTACACGCAACTGAAGCGTGAGTGGCAGGGCTTGAGGACGTGTCCGGAGTGCTGGGAAGCCAAGCACCCGCAGCTTGATCCGATCTACCCTCCGACAGAACCACAGGCCTTGGCGAACCCACGGCCTGACCGCATTGAACCTATGGATGTCCCGGTTGGTCAGCAGATCTTCCCCTTCATCCAGAATATCTCTACCCAAGGGGTCACAAGCGTTGGTATTGTGACCATTGTAATTGGGGGACCGTGATGGCTTGGACATACGCAACACTGGTGCAGGCGATCAAAGACTGGACCGAGTACGACGAGACGACGTTCAATCAGAACATCAACACCTTCATTCGCAACTGCGAAGAGCGCATCCTTTACGCTGCGCAGATGGAGGTGTTCCGTAAGAACGTCAGCGGGTCTTGCTCGGCCAGCAATCAATATCTTGCCGCCCCCAGCGACTTCCTGTCCCCGTACAGTCTGTCGGTTACCGTCAGCGGCTCGAAGGTCTTTCTGCTGAACAAGGATGTGGAATACGTTCAGGAGTACAATCCTTCCGGCGCGACGGGTGTTCCAAAGTATTACGCCCTGTTTGACGTGGACAACTTCTTGTTGGCCCCCATCCCAGCTTCAAGTTATGCGGCGGAGCTACACTACTACTATCGCCCGGCGTCAATTGTTGACGCGGGCACATCATGGCTTGGCACTTATGCCGAAGAAGCCATGCTCTATGGCAGCTTGTCTGAGGCCAACACCTACATGAAGGGCGAGGCTGACTTGCAGCAGAAGTACGAAAACCGTTTCCTCGAATCCGTCAGCCGTCTGAAGAACCTCGGTGAAGGCCGTGAGAACATCGACGCCTACCGTGACGGGCTCACAAGAGTGAAGGCGAACTGATGTCTTGGGTCGATCCGGGTCAGGCAACTGTCATGAAGGTGGATGTGGCGGCCACCTCAAACGGCGGCCACCCTCCTGAGTTCTGGGCTAAACGCTGTGTAGAGCGTTTGATTCAGGTCTCTGACACAGCCCCTCCCGCGATCCGGGAACAGGCTCTGGCCTTTCGGGACCAGATGGAGCACGTCGTATTGTTTCACATGAAACGTGCTATACAAAGCGACAGGACAACCGTTGGTCACGCCGTGACCGAGGCAGGACAACCTAAACTGGCCGAACTCCTAAGGAGGCTGTGATGGCATTTACCGGTAACTTTATGTGCACCTCCTTTAAGCAGCAACTGCTTGAGGGCGCTCACGATTTCCGTGCGTCTGGTGGCGACATCTTCTATATCGCTCTGTACACCAACAGCGCGTCCTTCACGGCCGCAACGACGGCCTATACGGCGACGGACGAGATCACCAACACCTCTGGCTCCGCCTACACGGCAGGTGGTGCGGCACTGTCCAACGTCAACCCGACGACCGGTGGCACGACGGCGTATACGGATTTTGCTGACGAGACGTGGTCGTCCGCGTCTTTCACGGCCCGTGGTGCGATGATCTATAACAGCACCCCGGCCCACACCTATACTAATCCGTCCGTTGTCATTCTTGACTTCGGTTCGGACAAGACGGCTTCGGCTGGCGACTTCACCGTCGTCTTCCCGACCGCCAACGCTACTGACGCCATTATCCGTATTGCGTGATGAGCCGTGACAGATGCTGTCGTAGCCTTTGAAGGTTGGTCGCGTTCTGCTGGATGGGGTGAACTCCCCTTCGGTCAGGGCGCGGTCACCATTGGGCTTGCGACAGGATCGGTAGGTTCCGTTGTCGTTTCTCTGAATGTTCAGGCAGACGTCACAGGAATTGCCGCAACGGGGGCTGTCGGTACGGTCACCGTTGAAGCAGACGCCAACTGCCTCGTTAGTGGACTCCTAGCCACGGGGGCAGTTGGCACTGCTTCGGTCTCAGCCTCTATTCTTGTGCCTGTCACAGGCGTGTCTGCTACGGGCGAAGTTGGAACGGCGGCAGCCTTTGGCGGCGCTGCGGCACTCGTTACGGGTCTATCTGCCACGGGCGAAGTTGGATCTCTTTCCGTCGTCGGCACCGCCAATGTCTCAGTCACCGGGCAGGCTGCCACAGGACAAGTTGGAACGGTCACAACGCTGACCGTGAACTATGTCGATGTGACGGGCGTTTCGGGCACAGGACAAGTTGGAACTGCAACAGCAAGTGCGGGAGCGAACGTCCTTGTTGCAGGCGTTTCCGCAACAGGATATGTTGGACAGGTCCTTGTATGGGGTCAAATCACCCCCAACCAGAACCCGTCATGGGCCGGTATTGCCCCTGCTCAATCCCCGACATGGACACCTATAGCCGCTTAGGAGCCGTTGTATGGCCAGCACCTATTCGACAAATCTCAAGCTTGAACTGATTGGCACAGGCGATCAGTCCGGCACTTGGGGCGCGACAACAAACACCAACCTTGGCAGCCTTATTGAAGAGGCGATTGCCGGGTATGTGACGCAGGCCGTGACTGACGGTGCGGCAACGGTCCTCACCATTCCGGACGGCACGTCGTCGAATGGCCGCAACTATGTCATCGAACTGACCGGTGTCCTCACGGCAAATCGCACGGTCGAAGTCCCGGCTGTCGATAAGCCCTACATCTTCTTCAACAACACCAGCGGCGGCTACTCTGTGACCGTGAAGGTCAGTGGCCAGACCGGTGTTACGATTGCCAATGGCAAGAAGGCGATTGTCTACACAAACAGCACCGATGTCATCGAAGTGGCAAACGCTCCTGTCACGGAGGCGGGCACCCAGACGCTGACAAACAAGACAATCAACGGTTCCAACAACACCGTCACCAACATTTCTCTTACGAGCGGCGTGACAGGTACACTCCCCACTGCGAATGGCGGCACCAACCTCACCTCGTTCACTGCTAATGGTGCGGTGTATGCCTCCTCGACTTCGGCGCTTACAACAGGCACGTTGCCCACCGCATCCGGTGGAACGGCACTTACCTCGTTTACCGCGAACGGGGCGATGTACGCCTCTTCTACCACTGCCCTAACGACCGGAACTCTACCCGTTGCCTCCGGCGGTACAGGTATTACCTCTTTTGGCACAGGCGTTGCGACAGCACTCGGACAGAATGTGACAGGCTCTGGTAGTATTGCGTTGTCTGCATCCCCTACGTTTACGGGGACTGTCTCTGCGACGGCCATAACTCTGGCGGGGTCATCCTCCGCAGCCTCCACAAAGCTTCCAAACATCCTTGAAACGGCCACGATCTCTGCTACGGCGGCGACTGGCACGATCAACTATGATGTCGCCACGCAGTCGGTGCTGTACTACACCAGCAACGCCTCGGCTAACTGGACGCTGAACATCCGCGCATCTAGCGGCACATCGCTAAACACCTTCATGGCGACTGGCGACACGCTCACCATCGTCCACATGGTGACGCAGGGTGCCACGCCTTATTACAACAGCGCGGTGCAGGTGGATGGCTCGTCCGTCACGCCGAAGTGGCAAGGTGGGACGGCCCCGACATCTGGCAATGCTTCGGCAATCGACGTGTATACTTATACCGTCATCAAAACTGCCAGCGCAACATTCACCGTGCTGGCGTCTCAGACACAGTTTAAGTGAGGTAACTAATGCCTACGCTCATTACACGCGGCGCTGCTTCCGCTAGAGCATTTGGTTTTGGTGGCGCTGCCGGTGCTGTGGATGTGTCTGTAAATTATCTTGTTGTTGCTGGTGGTGGAGCTGGCGGCGGCGATCTTTCCGGATTTGCTGGTAACGGCGGCGGCGGCGCTGGCGGTTTGAAAACAGGAACGTTGACGCTTAACACAGCGACCTCTTATACAATTACTGTTGGCGCTGGCGGTGTTGCCTCAAGTAGTGCTTCAACATCTGGAAGCAATTCACAAATCTCAGGCCCAAGTATTACCGCCGTAACGTGTACGGGTGGTGGGTATGGTGGTTCTTATACACAAGGCGCTGCGGTTACTGGTGGATCTGGCGGCGGCGGTTCTGGGCGTATTAACCTAACAGGCGCGGCGGGAACATCTGGCCAAGGTAATTCCGGCGGCAATGGTTTGAATGCGTCTCCCGCTACTAGCAACCATCCTGCTGGCGGTGGTGGTGGATCAGGAGCAGCAGGCGCAACTGCAACCGGGTCACCCTTTAAGGCTGGTAATGGCGGCAATGGGACAGCGTCTTCCATTTCTGGCTCTTCTGTTACCTACGCGGGCGGCGGCGGCGGTGGAGCTTATGTTGGAAGCAGCTCTACCAACGCTGGTTCCGGTGGAACTGGTGGCGGTGGGCAAGGCGGATCTTGCAGTGTTTTTGGAAAAGGTTATCCAAACACTGTTTATCAATACGCAACGGCTGGTACAGCAAACACGGGCGGCGGCGGCGGCGGCGGTGCTTACCTTGCCTACAGCCAAAATGGCGGGTCTGGCGTTGTTGTTGTCAGCTATTCCGGGGCACAGAAATTCTCTGGCGGAACTGTGACTTCTTCTGGTGGTAATACAATTCACACTTTCACATCGTCTAATGTTTTTTTAGGAAACCAAGCCCCAACAATATCAATTGAATATGCAGTTATTGCTGGCGGCGGCGGTTCAGGTATAAGCGGCGGCGCTGGCGGTGATTATCCGGGCGGCGGCGGCGCTGGCGGTATGCTTACCGGGACAGCAACGGTGGCAACAGGTGCGGCATATACGATTACTGTTGGGGCCGGAGGCTCAACTACAACCACTGGTAGCAATTCCGTGGCACTTGGTCTTACAGCCATTGGCGGCGGAAGAGGCGGTGGTAATAATCAATTCGCAACAACTGGCGGATCTGGCGGCGGTGATCGCGCAGACAATGCTACTGGTGGTGGTCAGGCTGGTACTTCGGGTCAAGGCAACTCCGGCGGTAGCGGAAGTACAACCAGTGGCTACGCAGGAGGAGGCGGCGGGGGTAAGGGCGCAAGCGGAAGTAACGGCGCAAGCGGAACGGGCGGCGCTGGTGGTGCTGGTCAGGAATGGCCTGCAAGCTCTGGAACATATTACGCAGGCGGCGGCGGCGGTAATGGAAGTGTTGCTGGCGCGTCTGGTGGTACTGGTGGTGGCGGCAATGGCTCAACTACGTTTAGCGCTGGCACTGCTGGAACAGCCAACACAGGCGGCGGCGGTGGTGGATATGCGGCAGGCGGCTCTGGCGTTGTAATTATCCGCTATTCGGACAGCATTGCAGCGGCCTCTGCTACTACTGGTTCGCCGACAATTACTGTGTCTGGTGGGTATCGCACCTACAAGTTCACAGGCTCTGGATCAATTACCTTCTAAGAGGGGATCATGGCACACTTTGCAAAAATGGATGCAAGCAACCTCGTTCTTGAGGTGATCGTTGTTAGCAATGATTGTGTGGCAAATTTGCCCTTCCCAGAAAGCGAGCCTTTGGGTATTGCATTTTGCCAATCATTGTATGGACAAGACACAAATTGGCTTCAGACTAGCTACAACGCTAGTTTCCGGGGTAACTATGCAGGCATTGGTTTTTCGTATTGGCCCAGCATCGACCAGTTTGTCCCGCCATCTCCCGGCGAAGGTTGGACCTATGACCCTGCAACTCACTCGTGGGTTCAGCCAATGCCACCACAGCCATACCCCTCTTGGTTATACAGCCCAACAGAAGGGCGGTGGCTTGCGCCTGTCCTAAAACCCAAAGACGGTTATTCCTACACTTGGGATGAAGCGTCTCAGTCGTGGATACAGGGTGACCCTCTATGAGGATAATTCTTCCAATTTCAGGCGGTCTCGACTCTACCTATTTGTTGTGGGGCTTCCTTACCGAAACGGAAGACGACATCACTGCCGTCTTCCTAAATCTTCAGAAGTACCAGCCTGTTAGCCCATTTTATCCCAACGTCTCTTATGCTGCCGGAAAACAGTCAGACTTAGATCGGGTGGTTCGCCTTGTTGAACGGTTGTCCTCCGAGCGGTCGTTTACCTTTCAAATCAAAGACCCTTATCCAGAACTGGATGGGCAACAAAACATTTCCTTATCCTGTTATTTAGTTGAAAAAATAACGCCACTCATCAACGCAGGGGACTATGACGCTCTTGCAATCCCATATGAGCACGGTAATGAGGGGCACTCTTCCCGCATGGCTGGTCGCTCGGCGCACGGTTTTCTTGCCGCCATGGAGATCTTCAGGGCTTCCGCTAAACGCGGCAAGCTTTGGTTACCCTTGATGGAGCAAAAATACTGTCAATCTCAAGCTTTTGCCGAACTCCCCCAAGATATCCTTGACCTCACGCTTTCTTGCGAAAAGCCTACGGACGATAAACCGTGTGGTACGTGCTTTAAGTGCTCAAAACGGGAGTTCTTTCGCAAGCGCCTTTCGTTGGGAGAAACACCTCAACAAGCTTTTGCATATTGGATGGCGCAGGCCACAGCGGTTAAAGGCAAGTGGTGGCCTACAAGGCACTGGCTAAAGTACCATGTGCCTACATATGAAGGTCCTGTGTTTCCAACCACTTGGGATATGCCTACATGGCCCTCTTCCGTCGATATGGCATCTTGACTGTTTGTCTGTTGGCTTCGTCTGTAGCCACGGCAAAAGAGATCAAGTTATTTGTCCACTCAACCTCTGGGCCGTTCTTTGTGTTTTCGCGACTCGTTGCGTCCCATCTCCCAAAGCACCTGCCGGGGTCCACGGTCCATGTGCAGAGTCTGCCCGGAGCATCCGGCGCAGTCGTACTCAACTACCTGTCTGAAAAGGCCCCGACGGACGGCTCCGAGATTGCCATCGTCAACCCCCCTACAATCCTTTTGCAGGCGGTGGGTTCTCCCTCCATCAGATACGATCTGCGGAACATGGTCTGGCTGGGATCGGCCTCCGACGGTCGCAAGTCACCGCGTCTTCTTGTGGCCCACCGCGACCGGAAGAAGATGGTTGCAGGCTCCGAGGCAGGGGTCAGCAACCTGCGTTTGATCAAGCGCATCAGCAATCTTGAGATGACACTGGTCGAAGGTTACGCGGGCATCAACGACACCTTGCTGGCTTTTCGCCGAAACGAGCTGACCGTCATCCATCGTAGTCTTGAGGGACTGGCGAATGATCCGGATTTGTTAGACCGCTCAAAGTACGACGTGGTTCTCCAGTACGGAAACGGAGGGGTGCGGCACCCCAACTACCCAGATGTAGTTACGTTGGCGGAACTGGCCCTCCCCGGACAGTCCTTTCTCTTGGACCTGTTGGAATCGTACTCCGCCCCTTACCGGGCTTTTGTGGCTCCTCCATCTGCTGATCCACAGGCCGTTGCCAAACTGCGCCTAGCGTTCGATTCCTTGTTCCAAGACCCCGATTTTATCCACGACGCCAAACGCATTGGAGTACAAATAGATCCTTTGTCTTGGCATGAAAGTGAAGGTATTATTCGGCACTTAATTGGCCTTGATGAAGTTGCGCTTTCCGCCCTTCGACAGTTGAACTGAGGACGCCAGACATGCCCCTCCAAAAGCTTCAGTTCCGACCCGGAGTTGTTCGTGACCTGACGGGTTACACGAACGAAGGCGGCTGGCGTAGTTCTAACCTCGTCCGGTTCCGGTATGGGTTTCCCCAAAGCATCGGTGGGTGGGCCAAGTACTCTACGTCCCAGTTCCTCGGTACCTGCCGGTCCATGCTGAATTGGATTACCTTGTCTGGCGACAACCTGCTCGGCATGGGAACAAACCTTAAATATTATGTTGAGCGAGGCGGAACCTATAACGACATCACGCCGCTGCGCTCTACGGTAACGCTCACAAACCCATTCGCCGCGACGAATGGTTCTTCCATCATCACTGTGACAGACAGTTCTCACGGCTGCACAGACGGGGACTTCGTCACCTTCAGCGGGGCAACCTCCCTTGGCGGCAATGTCACCGCGGCCGTCCTGAATAAAGAGTATGAAATCACCTATGTCGATGTGAATACCTACACCATTACGGTGGCTGTGACGGCAAACTCTTCTGACACCGGCAACGGTGGAACGGTGACTGCGGCGTATCAAATCAACGTCGGTCTGGACACGCAGGTCGGTGGGACTGGTTGGGGCGCAGGCACATGGGGCCGCGGAACGTGGGGCAGTGCCGCAACTCTGTCGGCCACGAACACGCTGCGCCTGTGGTCTCAAGACAATTACGGCGAAGACTTGATCTTCAATGTACGCAACGGTGGCGTGTATTATTGGGATGCATCGGCGGGTTACTCGACACGCGGTGTTACCCTTGCTTCGTTGTCCACGGACCCCAGCACTCCAACCTGGGCTGCACAAGTCTTGGTGTCTGATCGTGATCGCCATGTGATTGCGTTCGGGGCCAACCAAGGTTCGTCCACGGCCCAAGATCCACTGCTCATCCGCTTCAGTTCGCAGGAAGACCCGTTTACTTGGACGCCTACTGCAACGAACACCGCTGGCGATCTTCGCCTCGGCAGCGGCAGCAGCATTGTTCATGCTGTCGAAACGAAGCGCGAGATCCTCGTCTTCACGGAAGTCGCTTTGTATTCAATGCAGTACATCGGCCCTCCGTACACTTTTGGCATCCAGTTGATCTCCAGCAACATCAGCATCAACGGGTACAACAGCGCCGCTGCTATTGATGATACTGTGTTCTGGATGGGTGATCTGGAGTTCTATGTCTACACCGGTAAGACTGATCCGTTGCAGTGCCCGCTGAAGGATTATGTCTTTAACGACTTCAACTTCAGCGAACGCGACAAAGTCTACGCAGGCTTGAACTCTGAGTTTAACGAGGTGACGTGGTTCTATCCGTCGGCAAGCTCGTCGGAGAACGACCGCTATGTGACCTTCAATTACCGTGAGCAAGTCTGGACTTATGGCAACATGGCCCGCACCGCGTGGTTGGACCACGGCGTGCGTCAGTATCCCATTGGTGCTTCCCCCGACCACTATCTCTACAACCAAGAGTTTGGAACGGACGATGGGAGCACGACTCCGTCGACGCCCCTGAACGCTTATATCGAAAGCTCTCCGCTTGATATCGGCGATGGCGACCGCTTCTCCTTTGTCCGTCGCATCATTCCAGATGTGACGTTCATCAACAGCACGAACACGCCGCAGCTTGATATGATCATCAAGACCCAGAATTATCCGGGGTCTAACTATCAAAACGGTTCGGACTCTGAGATCGTTCGCACGGCGACGGTTCCTGTTGAGCAATACACTCAGGTGAAGGACATCCGTTTGCGCGGCCGTTCCATCATCTTGCGCGTTGAAAGTAACCGGCTCGGCACCTGTTGGCGGCTGGGTTCTCCTCGCGTTGAAATCCAACAAGACGGACGGCGCTGATGGACAGGAGTCTTATCCCGCCCACCTTTCCGCGGGCTCCGTCTCAATACGAGCAACTGTACTTCAACGATCTGGTCAGGTCGCTGATCAGCCTTGTGACCTACATTCAGGCACCGGGCCTTGGGCGGCAGACCACGATTGTGCTGACGAATCTGGCTACGAACGATTCTGGTTTGGAGCCCGGCACGATCTTTCAGGTGGGCGGAGTGCTTCGTGTCCCGCTGCTCTACAGCCCATATGTCGCCGGGCAATCTGCGACAGCGTCCGTTGGGTCGGTAACGGTAACAGTCTAAGGCTTGTTTTGGCAGGCTGAACAGGGTAGATTTCTCGGCGAAACCCTCAGGCTTTGTCCTGCCCCCTTCGCCGTGTCGGCGCGTTATATGCTCATAGGGAAAGTCTATGCAGGGTGAACAGCTTCTACAGGACCCGGAGTTTGCCAAGACGCTGGAACAGTCACCGTTCCAAGCGCAGGACCTCCCTAACATTACGGGTGCGGTCGCCGACTCTTTTGAGCGCATGACGCCGGAAATGCGTCAAGAGCTTAGGAAGGCTATCGACGAGTTGGACGATCTATCCGAAGAGGAGCTGATGTCGTTCCTCCGAATGATTGCCTATGTCGAGCAGAACCCGGATCAGTACCCTGAACTGGTCAAGCAACTGGTTGCTTCCGGAGCTTTTGAAGCGGGCGACGTCCCTGAGCAATATGACCCCAACCTGATGGGCGTCGTGAAGGCTCTGATTGGTCAGGCTCTGATGAAAGTTCGGGCTCCGTCTCAGCCTATCGGATTTGCAAAGGGCGGCATTGCTACCTTGAAGAAGCAGGCTGAGAATGTGTCGTCTGCTGGTCGCAAGGGCGACAGCATGCTGGCCCATATCACCCCGTTTGAAGCAACCATGCTGAAGCGGATGGGCGGCAGCGGCACAATCAATCCCAAAACTGGCTTGCCTGAATACTTCCTCAAGTCCCTCGGCAACATTTTTAAGATCGGCGCTCAAGTTGTTGCAACAGCAGCGTTATCTTGGTTTGTCGGCCCCATTGCAGCAGGTGCTATTGTCGGTGGGGCAACCTCCTTGCTTTCTGGCGGCAAGCCCGCTGATGCCCTAAAGAGTGCCCTAATTGGTGGCGCACTGGGAGGTTTGTCAGGCGGTATCAGCAGTTCCCTGTCTGGAGGCTCCTTTATGGAAGGGGCTTTTGCAGGTGGCAGTGTGTTTGGCAGCAAGCCTTATGAGACGTTCCTTTCTAGGGCGCTGTCAGGAACATCTGTTGGCGATGCTCTTTTCAAAACCCCCGGAGGCGCGGCAGAAGCCGCCGCTGCTGGCACGACTGAAGGGATGATGGCCAATCCACCTATCCCTGCGCCTCGTCCTATTGAAGCCGGTGGCTCGGCGATCAATCAGGCGATCACGACAGGCGCACTAAAGCCCACTGTCGAGGCTGCCGCCCCGTCGGCCTTCTCCTCTGATGGCATCAAGAGCCTTTGGTCGAATTACAAGCTTCCCATTCTTCTCGGCGGCGGCGCGGCCTTGATTGGTCTGAGTCAGTCTCAGAAGGAGAACATCAAGCCGAGCCTTGTCAAAGGCCCGACCGGCAGCGAGCTTCTTGCCCAGCAGCCGGGAACCTATGGCTTTAATGCCGCAAACTTCAGTCAGGTTACCCCTGCTTCTCCGACCCCGGTCTTCCCCGGCGGCGGATATATCGCTCCAACCACAACCCCAAGCTATGCTCCTCCGGCCTTTGACTTTGGCAGAATCCGCTACCCGACGACGGGCATCATGAACGCCAAGGTCGGTGGTCATATTTCCGGACCGGGCGATGGGACAAGCGATTCCATTCCAGCGCGTCTCAGCGACGGTGAGTTTGTGATGACCGCCAAAGCCGTTCGCGGTGCAGGCAAGGGCAGCCGCATGAAGGGTGCCCGGAAGATGTATGAACTGATGCACAAGTTTGAACGGATGGCGTGACCATGGCCGAAGCTACAGTCCAAGAACAGATTGTCCGCGAAGCCCCAGAGATCGAAGCCTATAAGCTTGGTCTTCTGAAGCTTGCCAAAGAGCGTGCGGAAACCCCTGTAACGATCCCCACCATGCGTGCTGCGGAGATGACCCCGCAGCAAATCCGCGCTTTGGAATTGTCCGGTGCAGGCATCGGCTCCTATGCCCCTTATATGCAGGCGGCCGGTCAGGCCTTTACCAAGGCCGCGGAAGGCTATGCTGGTCTGCCTCAATACGGCATGGCCGGTATGCAGACCGCTGGTGGCTACGGTGAGTTGGCCGCCACGCTTGGCGCTGCCGGTGCTCAGGCCTACAACCCGCTTCAGGCTATCGCCTATATGAACCCCTATCAGGAAGCGGTCACGCGCCGCGCTGTGGAGGAGATGGGCCGTCAGGCGCAGATCCAGCAGCAGGGTCTGTCGGCGCAGGCCGTGAAGGCCGGTGCGTTCGGCGGCAGCCGCGAAGGTGTGCAGCGGGCCGAGCTTGGTCGTAATCTGGCCGACGTCCAGTCAAAGCGCATCTTGGAAGACTACTTCGCCAACTACAGCCAAGCGCAGCAGGCGGCGATGAATGCCTTTGCTAACCAACAGGCCCGCGCCCAGACGGCGGGCAACCTTGCTCTGGGTGCCGGGCAGCTTGGTCTGCAAGGCGCAACTCAGGCGGGCCAGTTGCAGCAGGCCAGCGCGGCAGGTATCGGCACACTTGGTCAGCAGACCGCGGCCCTTGGACAACTCCAGTCTGGTCTCCAGCAGGGCGACGTCTCGTTCCTGTACAACATCGGCCAGCAGCAACAGGCCCAGCGTCAGAAGGAACTGGATGCAGCGCGTCAGACCGCACTGCAAACGGCCTACGAGCCGTTCCAGCGTATCTCGTTCCTGTCGGACATCTACAAGGGTGCGCCGTCGTCACAGCAGACGATCAGCCAGACGACCGCCCCCTCGCCGTCTCTTGTTTCTCAGGTCGCTGGTCTCGGCACCGCCGGTCTCGCCGCCTACAACCTTACGAAGTGAACCATG